CCCGACGATCACATCTGGCCGATCCGCGCCACGGATACAAGCCAGCCACAGAGTGTTCATGGCCGTCTGGATCGTGGTTGCGGAAGCGGTGACGCCTTCCGTCGAGAAGTCATAGACCTGATTCTGCCAGAACGAATAGGTCGTGCTGTTGATGCCGCCAACCGTGTTACCCACGGTGCCGGGGACCAATAGCTGCAACCCGCCAAGTTCTTTTGAATCAGTTCCGGTGCCGTCTGCATAGAGTGCAGCCGCCATCGTGTTTTTGAGCGATTTCTCAAGGTTCCGAATACGGCTTTTAAGCAGATTGAAAATCTGCTCTGGGCCGCTGTTCTCGACCTGCTCAAGACCGGAGATAACCACATTCCCCGCCAACTGCTTGTAATTAAACTCGGCAGCGGTGAAGACATTGCTGGTCGAAGTATCAAGCACCTCGTAACCCGAATACCACTTGGTTGTCGAGTTCGTGGCGTACTCAAGCTCCTGAACGATTGTCCGACCCGTCGCGGGAGACTTATTCCCCTTCCGGTCGATGTGACGCAACAACGAATTGTTGGTGGTCACGTTGTCGGCCAACGTCTTGGAGTAACCAGCCAGCGTAGTGGTTACAATCTCCGTATAGGTAGAGTTTGGAGAAGTAGCCATTGGTTTAGGCTCCCATTAAGGAGCAGCAGACTACCCAGGCACGGCACTCCCAATCGAGCTTCGTAAGATGTCATCGAGATCGGATGTCTTTACCGAGCCGCTTGGGGGCGACCCGCTGCCGCGTATAGGCTGCGCCTTCTTGGCCTTCTCGACAGCCGCCTTGCGTCTGTCTTCTTCCTTTTGGGCGACAGCCTTGCGCTCCTGGGAGATGGTCTCTTTATAGAGATCGTCGTCCAAACGGAGCGCCATGTCATACGCCTGCGCTAGATCCGTGGTCTCTCCTGCATTTACCAGCCGCCCCATTCGCTCTCGCACCTTCTCGAAATGCGGATGTTTGAGATTCCCCTTCGCGTCCTTCAGGGTAGCGAAAGACTCAACCTGATCCACGAGCTGCTGCTGTTGAGCATTGAGCTGCGACTGCTGCATCGATTGAACATGCGCCTGAGTCTGAGTCAGTTGCTGCTGCAATTGCTGAATCTGTGGATCGGAAGTCTCTTCAGCCCGATCCACGCCCGAATCGCTAGACGACAAGTTGACCCCGTAGTGCTGGGCAAGGTGAGAGAGAGCGGCTTGCGGGTTCTGCCGTAGCGCATTGTCGTAGGACATCAGCCGCGAGACGTACTCAGCCTCGCTAATGCCGTTGGCCTGCATCTGCTGCCGATACGGTGCCAGAACTCCTTGCAATCCTTCCACTTCACGTCGCTGCTCTGCGAGTTCAGTCGTCTTGCGAGTGAACGCCGCGTCACGCTCTCGCTCCCGATGCAGCATAAAGCTCCGCTGCTCTGCGGGTAACTGCTCGAACGCCTCGCGATGTTCAGCGGGCCACGTTTTCGGCGCGGTAAGTGCATCCGGCTCTGGCTCCCCTGCGGCGTCCGGTACGCCTGCGTCGGGAGTGGCGTCTGCATCTACTGCTTCGTGGCCCTCGGCGGATTCGTCCGATGGGTCCAGCTGGACTTCGACATCTTCCGCACTAGCTGTCTCTCCGGCGAGTGGTCGTGGCTCCGGGGTGGGCTGCGTCTCACCGACCGCTAGCTCCCCGTTAGTCTTGGCACTGCCGATAGCGCTTTCTAGCACGCCATCGAGCGTTACTGGTGCTGACGCTGGCCCCGTCTCGGGGGTGCTGGTCTCAGTGTCTGCCATTTCGTATCCGGTCCCAGTTGGCTGGGCGTTCGCTTCCCGCCCAGTCGTTCCCGATTTGGCGCACATTATGCCGCTTCTCGTGCTCGCGCAATGCCGAGCGACTCCCGACAGTGCTGCCATCAATCGGTGAGACGAACTCGTCTATGTCCCGCATCACCATGAACGTCCGCTCAGACCGCGCAGAATCAGCGCGCGCCGGGCGCACCCTCGACGTCCATTTGATGCCCTCGTAATTCTGCCGGTACTGACTGGAGGTCATCGTTGCTCCATCAGTTTCAGTTCCGCTTCGAGCATCGCCAGGTCTTCCTTAGACCGGACGCGCTCCGATGAGGCGCGTGATTTCTCCTCTACCTCTGCGGCGGTAGACCGCTCGCGGGAAGTTATATCGGCCAGTTTGCCTTGCTGCTTGAGCTTCTCCCGTTCCAGTTCGGCAGCGATCTTCTGCTGCTGGACGCGCTCCTCCGGCGACGGCTGTGGCGGCTGTTGCTGCGCCGCCTGTAGCTGCTGCATTACCTGGGCCTCGGTCTGGCCGATCACGTCTTCGAAGTTGCGGCCGATCTTCCACGCTCCGGCCACGAACTTCAAGATTTCAAACGCAATCGGGGTGACTTCTGGAGCCGCCCTGGTCGCCTCAACGGCCTGTACCAGGAAGGAGCCCATCACGTTGGCAAACTCCACCCGAGTTCGCTTTATCTCCTCCTCGTCTGCGAACACGGTGCTGTCAGTTTCGACGTCGATCTGGTAATTACGCAGCTTATCGCTCCGCATAATCTCCAGCATCTCGTCCGTCACCTCGATGCCGGTAATACGCTGGAGAATATCAGGCTCATAGTTCTCAGCGATCAGCTCGGCCTTGATTCGGAATAACTCGCGGATGTATTTCTGGATAGCGTCCTGACGCAACCGCAAGCGCATCGAGCCGTACTGAGCCTTTAGCTGCTGCGCGGTCGCGCTCTCCGACGCCTTGGTGCCGCCCCCTCGAATAATGTCCGAGATGCCTGTGACCTCGTAGATGCTCTGGAGCACCTGGTTGCGCTGGACATAGAGCCCCTGGAGTACAGTGGAGATCTGAGAAATGTCCTCGGTCTGGAACACCACCGACAGACCCCCCTTCTGGGCCAGCGATGCGAAATTATCCGAGGGAACGAAATCGTTGTCGCCAGCGTTAGCCAGGTGTGCCAACTCCGGCACCGACGAATCGTAGACCCCGCGCCGCTTCAAGCCCTCGATCAGATAGGCGATGCGGCTGGTGATGCGATCCAACTCGTCGGCCTGATCCTGGTAGAGAGTGAACTCGGGCACTGGGATCGAGGTATTGTTGGTCCGCGCCGCGATCATCGGCGTCGGCGTGGGGAAGAAATTGATTAGTTGGTAGGGGTCGTCGTCTTCGGCCAGCACCTCCTTGTACCCGGTGGCGACGAACAGGCGCTTCCGCGTGACTTTGTCCCAGATTTCCCAGACCTCGGCGCGGTTGTAGATTTCCTCGTAGTCTCCGTCGTCCCCCGAATCGGGCATCCACGACAGCGGCACCTCGTAGGCATCCTTGAACCCACGCCCGACCAGGTCGTCGCGGGTGTAGAGATGGCGGCGCGCCCGCCATGTAACGTCTTCGGGCCTGCGGCTTGGACTCTCACGGTAATCTTGCCAGTGGACGTACTCGAACCGGCAGCGCTGGTCGCCCAGGCGCTCGATCTCTTCCTCCTCGACGATGTCGATATCGTCGTCCTTGATCTCTAGCTTGACCTTCTCCTTGACGATGATCGGCTCGTAGACCACCCACACCACGCCGCGCCCCGGCAGCAGATAGTCCTCCAGCGCCGCCATCAGGGGGCGCGCCGACTCATAAACGTCTACACCATACGAGAGCATCCGCTCAATCAGGATGGCGACCTGGCGGGCGGCGGGATTGGGGTCGGGGAACCGCCGCCGCACGTCGGGCTGCGCCATGCGGGCGAATAACGCCCCTTTGAGCGTCTCGGTGTTGGCCCACAGAACGTTAAAGCGATTGCCGGTGCTGGTGATGCCGCTCCCACGTTCATCGCGGTAGCGTTCAACGACCCGCATACTACGCTCGCGCCAGTCGCTCTCGAACTCGCTGGCTTTGTCCAATTCGCCCTGCCAGTAGAGCGCCGGGCCCAGGAGTTTCTCCTGTTCCGCTCGCGTGTCGTCTTTGTCAGCCACGGCCTAATCCCTCTTCACGCTGCGGACTGAACTCGCATCGAACAGGACGTAATTGCGGGTGCCTTCGCCTGCATCGCGGATAGTCCCGCCGTGCTTGCTA